AGAGTTTGCCGAGGGCGTCTGTCCGCTCGCTCCACATTTTCATATTGGCTTGCGAGGCCCAGGTGATGTCACTCGGGGTTAGGGTGGGTTGGTTCATAAATCACTTTTCCAATGATTTTCGGGATTTACGGTGTTCATTCCAGCTCGTTCTAGCCCAAGCGCAAACCCGCCGATGCCGCTAAACAAGTCAAGCACCCTCATCAAGCACTCTCATTTGACTTTGAACACGCCTTTCGATAGGCGCTCAATCTCGTATTGCCGCCGCACGGGAATCCCGCGTGTTTTCCAGAGATAAACCACCTGGCGCGTGACACCGAGACTTTCTGCAAGTTTCGCCGCACCGCCAGCCCATTTGATAACTGCATCGATGTTCATGCTGCGGATACTACCCAACGAAACAACTGTTGACAAGCACAATCGGATGCGTATGATTGTCGTCGGGGATTGGCCCCAACACAGGAGACGACAATGACCGAACGACAGGAAGGCCGTGACCTTCAGGAAATGGCCGAGGCATACCAAGACGCGCAGGTGCGTGTCGAGACCGCAGCATGGAACTGCCTTGCTGCGCTTAATGAAGTCAACCGTATTGAAGCGGAGACTGCCACCAAATTCTCAAGCGGACTCCGCGACATCATCGACGCGATTGACAAGGCTCGTGCAGAGCTTGGGGGTGGCAAGTGAACCAGTCAGCATCTATCGCCGCACTCGCTGCGGCACTCTCCAAGGCACAGGCGTCCATCACGGGCGCACTCAAGGACAGCGCAAACCCGTTCTTCAAGTCGCGGTACGCCGACCTTGCATCGTGTTGGGACGCTTGCAGGAAGCCCTTGACCGACAACGGGCTTGCCGTCATCCAGACGATTGAGGCGGGCGAGACGCGGGCGATTCTTGTGACGACGCTGTGCCATGAGTCAGGCGAGTGGATCAAGTCCTACTGCCCGATTCTCACGAAGGACGATTCCCCGCAGGGGCAGGGGTCGGGCATCACTTACGCTCGCCGGTATGCGCTTGCCGCAATGGTCGGTCTCGCGCAGATTGACGACGACGCAGAGGCCGCGCAGGGGCGCACGAAGCCGGTGGTGCGGCAAGACCCTGACCTGATTGCCAAGATCGCCGCTACGACCTCACAGACGGAACTGACGGTGTTGTTTAAGTCCGTGCCGCAGGACGTGCGTGAGGCGCATATGGAACTGTTCTCGGCCCGCAAGAAGGCGCTGACATGATTCACACAACCTTGAACAAAATCCGCGCTTACAGCCCGTGCGCTGACGGCTGGGCAAAATTGCTGCGACATCTTGGCAAAAGCCAAGCCGACGACGAACCGTTGACGTTTGCCACGATCCTTGACAGCAACGGATTTGAGGACGCGCTGTGGTGCCTGCGAGCCGTTGAAGGGCATCAGCGCGAGATGCGCCTGTTTGCGGTCTGGTGCGCGCGGCAGGTACAGCATCTGATGTGCGACCCTCGCAGCATTGCTGCGATTGACGTTGCAGAACGCTACGCCAACGGTCAGGCGACTGACGACGAATTGGCCGCAGCGGGGGCCGCAGCGTGGGACGCAGCGTGGTACGCAGCGTGGGACGCAGCGTGGGACGCAGCGTGGGCCGCAGCGAGGGTCGCAGCGTGGGCCGCAGAGGCCGCAGCGTGGGAAGCAGTGAGGGCAGCAGCGGGGGCCGCAGCGAGGGAAGCAGCGGAGGCTGCAGCGAGGGCCGCGCAGGAGGCCGAGTTTCGGCGTGTGTTTTGTCAGGAGGATGTATGAGCCTCAAGTACTTCACGGACATGATTGACAACGCAGCCTACAGACGCTTGTGGTCTGCCGTAGTCCACCAAGCCGTGCGCGACTTGGACGAAGGTGGAGATATCGTCATCAAAGGCGCTACAGGTACCAACCTTCGCGGCGTGACGATTGCCTCCCGCGCATTGGACTGGATTTACAGCGGACGCCGGGATGCCGGTTCCATGTTCTGGGTCTGCGATATGCTGGACTTGGACTACAACAAACTTCTGACGCTTTGCATGACCCGCGAAGGTCGGCGGAAGATTTTGCGGCCTAACTTTCGATTCACAGGAACACGCGATGCAACAGAGAACACCTGAATGGTTTGCCGCCCGGTGCGGCAAGGTCACGGCAAGCCGCGTGGCAGACGTAATTGCCACGACCCGTAGCGGGTATGCGGCATCACGGGCTAACTACATGGCCGAACTGGTCGTGGAACGCCTGACGGGACTGCCGACGGAAGGCTATACCAACGCAGCAATGCAATGGGGCATTGACCAGGAACCCCACGCTAGGGCTGCGTATAGCGCCCGTACAGGCGAGTTGGTCGAGGAGGTGGGCTTTGTCCCGCACCCGACCCTTGAGGCAGGGGCGTCACCGGACGGTCTGGTATTGGACGGCATCTTGGAGATCAAGTGTCCGAACACCGCCACCCATATCGAATATCTGCTCGAAAAGACCGTGCCGACCAAGTACTTCACGCAAATCCAATGGCAACTTGCGTGTACGGGCAAGGCGTGGGCGGACTTTGTGTCGTTCGACCCGCGTATGCCGCCGCACCTGTCGCTGCTTGTTGTGCGCGTACAGCGTGACGACGCTTGCATCACTAACTTGGAACGCGAGGTAGGCATTTTCCTCGCTGAACTTGCTGCAAAGGTCAACACCCTGAAGGAGATGAAACTGTGAAGCAGTACGACAACACCAACCGGGGAGTGCTGTTCCCCAACGACAAGAAGGGCAACGAGAAGCGCCCTGACCTTACCGGCGACATCAACGTGGAAGGCGTGGAGTACCGCCTGTCCGCGTGGAAGAAGTCGTCCAAGGCCGGTAACAACTTCCTGTCTATCAGCATCCAGAAGAAGGAAGGCCAGCGTCCCCCACAGCCGAAAAGCAACGGGTTGACCGAGGAGAACTGGGCGACGGAAGAAATCAATGATGTCATTCCGTTTTGACCATGATCTCTGACGACAGGGCAGAGTTGGCGCTGCGGTTTCTCGTTGACACCGACGAGAAAGCCGCAGAGCTGAAAGGTGAGGTCGAGCGGGCAGAGTTTTTCTGGAAACGCACCCGCGAAGCCTTGTTCATCCACGCTGACGGGACGGTAGCCGAGCGTACCGCACAGGCAGGGCAACACCCGAAAACACACGAAGCGCACGAGGCTTACGTTAAGGCTATCCAGACGTATAGTTTTGTGGCAAACAAGCGCGATACCGAAAAGATCGTGCTGGACGTTTTCAGAACACTTTGTGCAAACAGGAGGCAAGGCAATGTCTGAATCACAAACGAATCGTATCTTTCGCTATCTTGCTACCGGCAAAACGCTGACGCCGCTGCAAGCGATCTCCAAGTTTGGCTGTATGCGGCTTGCATCTCGCATTGACGAGCTACGAGCGGCAGGTATCGGTATCCGTACCGTAATGACTCGTCGGAACGGCAAGCGATACGCGACCTACAGTCTGATCCAATGAACTTGCGGAACGAAGCTCGCGGACGCGGCTGCATGGTTCGGCTACTTGGTGTCTGCAATCACAACAGCGAAACGGTTGTCCTTGCACACGTTCGCTTGATCGGCGTGAGCGGCATGGGAATGAAGGCAGACGATTTGCTCGGAGCTTGGGCGTGTTCGGCGTGTCACGATGCCATTGACCGTCGCGCCCACACAGACCTCGACCGCGACTATGTGCGCCTTGCTCATCTAGAGGGCATGGTGCGAACGATTGCTCAACTGAGGAAGGAGGAGAAGGTATGAGTGACATGACCGACGACATTGAAACCCTGCGCCGGGGAAACGAACGGCTGCAAGTCGCGCTGGCCGAAGCCAACGCCGTGCGCGAGGCTTGCGCGCAACGGGCGTTTCGGCTGGAGGCCGAGGTCGAGCGGCTGCGGGACGAACTGCGCCAGAGCAGCATTGACCACACCCGCGCCGAGGTTGAGCGGCTGCGGGAGGCGCTGGAGATTATTGCAGGCTACCGCCCATGCATTGACTCGCTGATGGGCAATCAAGATATTGCTATAGCCGCGCTGCGGCGGGAGGGGAAATGACCGACCTTAACGAAATGTGGGCGGCGCTAAAAGCGCATCAGCCGCGAGCCGATCAGCGAGGCTATGGCGATGCGTGGCGCAGGATGTGCGTGCAACGCACGGCGGCAGCGGCGAGGGCTGCGGCGGATGCGGCGTGGGTGCCGGCGGCGGAGGCGGCGGCGAGGGCTGCGGTGGCGAGGGCTGCGGCGGATGCGGCGTGGGTGGCGGCGGCGGCTGCGGCGGAGGCGGCGGCGAGGGCTGCGGCGGCGAGGGCTGCGGCGGATGCGGCGTGGGTGGCGGCGGCGGCTGCGGCGGAGGCGGCGGCGGCGGCGGAGGCGGTGGGAGTAACGAGACCGGCGGCAAGGGCGGCGTGGGCGGCGGCTGCGGCGGAGGAGGCGGCGGCGGCGATTGACCTCATCGCCAAAGCAGAGGAGCCGAAGCCATGTGCATGATGGACGATTCCGACGGCAGCGTGACGCACCTTGAAAAAGGCGGCTACGTCATAGCGCGCCGGGAACACAAGTGCGCTGAGTGTGCGCGGCGGATTGATGCTGGCGAGACGTATCACACCGAGGTGTACGTCTGGGATGGCCGGATTACGCGACACAAGACCTGCGCGCATTGCATGGTCGTCCGGAATTGGTTGTCGGACGAATGCGGCGGTTGGCTGTACACCGCGGTCGAGGAAGATGCCGCCGAGCACGCCAGAGGGTACGGCATGGACTTGGCGCGTGCCGTCATTGGGATGCGGTGGCAATGGCGCGGCAAGTCCGGTCGGCTGCTGCCCGTGCCGAGGCCGATCAGGACCGGCGACCAATTGGAGCGGAAGCGGGAGGCGATGACATGACCGACCGAGAGTTGCTTGAACTCGCTGCGAAGGCGGCGGGGATTGAACGCGGCGCAGACCGTTTTGACGGAGGCATAAGCATCACTGACATTACCGGAAGGCACAGAAGTTTGCCGAAGTGGAACCCCCTCGCCGACGACGGCGATGCGCTGCGGCTGGCGTGTATCTTGCGGATCACACCTCACATTGACAGCAATCTCACAGAAGCAGAGTGGGCAGGACGGGGCTGCGGAGGCTTCATTCTAGAGCCGCATAACAACGATCCCGCCGCCGCCACCCGCCGAGCCATCGTCCGCGCTGCTGCCGAGATCGGCAAGGCGATGAAATGAACCTTCGCGCCGAAGCTCGCGGACGCGGCTGCATGGTTCGTTTACCCGGCATCTGCAATCACAACAGCGAAACGGTAGTGCTGGCCCATGTCAGGATGGCGGGGGTTAGCGGCATGGGACTGAAGGCCGACGACCTGCTGGGAGCCTGGGCGTGTTCGGCGTGTCACGATGCCATTGACCGTCGCGCCCACACAGACCTCGACCGCGACTATGTGCGCCTTGCTCATCTAGAGGGCATGGTGCGAACGATTGCTCAACTGAGGAAGGAGGAGAAGGTATGAGTGACATGACCGACGACATTGAAACCCTGCGCCGGGGAAACGAACGGCTGCAAGTCGCGCTGGCCGAAGCCAACGCCGTGCGCGAGGCTTGCGCGCAACGGGCGTTTCGGCTGGAGGCCGAGGTCGAGCGGCTGCGGGACGAACTGCGCCAGAGCAGCATTGACCACACCCGCGCCGAGGTTGAGCGGCTGCGGGAGGCGCTGGAGATTATTGCAGGCTACCGCCCATGCATTGACTCGCTGATGGGCAATCAAGATATTGCTATAGCCGCGCTGCGGCGGGAGGGGAAATGATTTACACAACGCTAAACAAAATCCGCGCACACAATCCGTGCGCTGGCGGCTGGGCAAAATTGCTGCGGCGGCTCGGCAAAACCCGAGCCGACGACGAGCCGTTGGCGCTGCTTACGGTCCTTGAGTCCAACGGACTCGACGACGCGCTGTGGTGTCTGCGAGCCGTCGAGGGACATCAGCGCGAGATGCGTTTGTATGCGGTCTGGTGCGCGAGACAGGTGCAGCACCTGATGACTGACCCTCGCTCTGTGGCCGCGCTTGACGTTGCCGAGCGCTACGCCAACGGTCAGGCGACTGACGCCGAATTGACCGCAACGAGGGCCGCAGCGGAGGGCGCAGCGGAGGACGCAGCGGAGGTCGCAGCGGGGGCCGCAGCGGACGCAGCGGAGGGCGCAGCGAGGGCCGCAGAGGCCGCAGCGTGGGAAGCAGTGAGGGCAGCAGCGAGGTACGCAGCGCGGGCCACAGCGTGGGCCGCAGCGTGGGAAGCAGTGAGGGCAGCAGCGGGGGCCGCAGCGTGGGAAGCAGCGGGGGCAGCAGCGTGGGCCGCGCAGGAGGCCGAGTTTCGGCGTGTGTTTTGTTCAGCCGCGCTGCGGCGGGAGGAGACGAAATGACCGACCTTAACGAAATGTGGCGAGAGTTGGAACGCCACCAACCCTACGCTGACCGTCGCGGATACGGGGCGGCGTGGCGGCGGATGACGACCAAACGCACAAGCGCGGCAGCGTGGGGGGCGGCATGCAGGGCTGCAACACGGGCGCGCATGGTAGTGGTTGACGCGGCGGCAGCGGCGAGTGCTGCCGCACAGGATGAAGAGCGCAAAAAGAAGATGATAACGAAGGCGGCAAAGTCGGCGCAACGCGCAATCAAAAAAGTCCGCAAAGCCATTGAGCAGGAGCAGACATGACCCGCTACGCCAAACGTCGGGACAAAAACGAAGCTGAAATTGCCGATGCCCTGCGTAAAGCAGGGTTCACGGTACTCAACTTCGGGTCAGCCGGTCACGACATACCCGACCTGCTCGCCGTTAAACCGTTATGGGACGGGAGGCAATGGGCGTGTTGGGTCGAGGTTAAGTCCAAAAACGGCAAGTTGTCCGAAGGTCAGCGGGCCTTTCGGGACATCTTTTACCCTCGCAACGAGTGGTACGAAGGGCGCGACCCTGCCGCCACGGTCAATACGCTTCAGGCGATGTACCTGGAAGCGCAGACCCTTCACCGGGAGCCTTGACGGGGGTCGCTTCCGGTCAACCAAGTGACGTACCAGAGTGCTTTTTTGGCCTCCTGCTCTGGTGCGTCCTTTTTTCCCAAACGCCACAGGTACGCCATTGCGCTGCCCTTGACATAGCCTTGGAATTCCTCCGGCGTCAAGGCAGCCCGTAGCGCGTCAATGCACTCGATATCGCCCTTGTAGTGGTCAGGACTTACAGGGTCAGTCATGGCGCTTCCGCAGGTACTTGAGATAGTTCGCGCCTTCCTCAGGCTCCCAGAACACCTTGACGAGATCAGGGTGAGTTTCCGGCAACGCAGGGTTAATCACCGTCACCGCACAGGGCGACAGGGAGTTGTCCCTGAAGCCCTTGTCCTTCGCATAACGGTCGTAAACCTTGTATGAGGCGACCTTGATGGCGTGCATGGCAATGCCCTGTATCGGGTCTTTGAGGACGCTGTAGGCGCTCTCGTGCTTGTGTCCGGCCACGTAGATGTGGTCGCGGGTGCCGAGCATGGCAGCTTTCATCGGGCCGTGCGCCGGGTTCCAGATCGACGAACCGGCGTGGTCGTGGCGGGCGTTGATGCGGACTTCTGCCCCGTTAGGAAACCGGAGCGCAATACGGGCTTCCGAGGACTTGTACAACGTGTTTTGCTGTTTTGCGATCCACCTGATTGGGTCTCCAGACCCAGACCAGCAGTTGCCGGAGAAATGGGCAGCACCATTTCGTCGAATCATAAAGTTTCCAAGTGGCACAGTTAGGCACCACACAGTTCCGTCATAGTGCGACTTGGTTGTAGCTGCTTTGGTTTCAAACTGGATAGTGTTTCGTTTGCAAAGATTTAAGCGGTAATCCTTGCCTCTAGCAACAGAGATTCGGGCGTACCAACCATATCGAACTGCGGCGGCTTGCAGGCTATCAAGGAAACCTTTTTCGCCATGCACAACAGCCACGGACTTTTCTTGTGGCTTACCGCCATCCCACGTTCCGTCACCGGCAACAATGGCATCAAGCAGCACGCCAAACTGACGCTCGGACAACCTATCTACCCATTCCGGCAGCCTGCCCTTTTCTGGCAAATAAGCCAAAACTTTGCGCGATGCGTCGGCTGTTAGTCGCCACTCGGTCTGCGGCATCGGCGCCTTAACCAACTCCCTGCCACAAACGGCGGAAATTTGGCGCTCGCGGACAGTCATTTTATGGTCAAGGTTAAGCGCAGTCAGCAATCGCTCAATTTCAGTGCCGTCTTTGCTCTGATACAGCGATATTTGCGGGCTGTTCCCTGTCCATCGAATAGATCCATCAGTCAGTATCCAGCCGGCCAGGGCAATTTGCTCATGGGCCAGGTCAACGCCAGCGTTTTCGCTTTTGCCAGAAACCGGCAGCGCTATTCGAGCCGGTAGCGAATCCGCAGGAACAAACTTCCACTCACGCCAATTACGCTTCCAATCTCGGTCACGGCATAGGATGCGATGGTTTGGCGTGACGTTGAGACTCACCGATAAGGTATCAATGCCGATCATTTCGCCAACATGATGCCGCACGATCTTTTTTAGGATCGGCGCCCATTCGGTCGTGCCGGTATCTGCATTGAACGACAACACTTCATCGGTGTCTTGAATTTCGTCATGCTTTATCCAACCTCGACGGGTTAGCGCCTCGGTCTCCGAGTCGTGACAGTCGTGGTTTCCGCCAATCATGTAAAGCCAATCACACCGCTGGATGAACCATTCGGCCAGACGCCAAGCCTGCGCGGCAGACGTCGCCTGTTCGCCGTAAAGCCTTGCCAAACGGCCTACCCAGTTGTTCGTGGTATCGCCCACGTTGACGGCGAACAGCCCTTTGGTGTCCCTGACGAGTTGGGTGTGCCGCTCAATCGCCTCTAGGTCGCAACCGTCGTCGTCAACGTGCGGATCTCCGAAGTGCAGGATGCCGATAGGGCCGGGAATCTTGATGCGGACGGGGATGAGTTTGGAGGCTTCTTCGTGCGCTTTCTTGTGCTGGAACTGCCGCTTGCGGTGTTCGATGAGCTGCTCTACCGGGATGTCGTCGTCTGGCAGCGGGGTAAATTCAAAGTTTGGCTTTTGGACATCAATCGCGCTGTAAGTAGAACTGGGAATGTCAAAGCCCTTTTCCCTCATCTTTCTGACACGCTCCATCAATGTACGGAGGTTGATGCCCAGATTTTTTGCCGCCGTAGCGCGGATGCCGTTGGCTTCCTTTATTGCGGCAAGAATCTGCTGGTCTGTTGCCTTGGTTTCCATCATCACTCCATCGTGGTGAGCATTTGCTGAAGCAGGTGGCCGAGTCGGTCAACCAACTGCTCATCGTGGGAAAGGTTTTCGTAGCCCGCAAGGTCAAGCATGGCGTGACACGCTTCATGCGCCCACACCTGCTGGCGGTATGACCCCTTGGCCGTAGAGATGATCTCAATGCGGTGGTCGTCCGGCACCCAAATGCCAACACAGCCTTTGCCGTGTTTCCACCGGGACGGCGGGACTACCTTGACCGAGATGCTATGCCCAAGAAGTTGGAACCTCTTGGGGATGCCGTCAGAGCGCATATCGCCTCCTAGCGCATCAGATTATCAGCGATTCGCTTGGCCCA